ACGGCGCTCTACCAAACTGAGCTACACCCCGAAACGGAAAGGGTGGGATTCGAACCCACGGAAGCTCTCACTTCGCTGGTTTTCAAGACCAGAGCCATCAACCACTCGACCACCTTTCCATATGAACACATTGTTCTTCTAGATTATAGAACAACTTGTAGTTTTTTGTCAAGACATAGTATCCATCAATCGTCAAACCATCATCTGTCCACCCGTATCCAACTACCTTCTCGCATTGTCCATCGATATTGAAACATTTGTTTGTGTGAAGGTAGCTTTCGTAGCGGGTGTCCAGATTGATCATTAGCGTTCCTCAAATTCAAGTTTTCGGACCTTGCGTTTCCGCCTGTCCTCTTGGTATTTTAGGTCAGCATCTGACAATATTGGTCCTTTCTTTATAATGTTGTTAGAATTCAGCAGAACCACCTGGGAAAGGTCTACTGCTGTAATCTTATCACCTGTAATAGATGCCATGTTAGGGCATCCACAGGTGCGTGTTTTGGTAGGGTGACCCTCTACCTCTCTGCCGCAAGCACGGCATCTTACAGAAATCATTTTGTAGCATTTAACCTCTAGAAGTTAATGCCCGAAGAGGGATTCGAACCCCCGACCATCTCCGTGTAAAGGAGGTGCGCTACCGCTGCGCTATTCGGGCAATGTCGGTAAGAGGACTTGAACCTCCACGTCGCAAGGACACTGGAACCTAAACCCAGCGCGTCTACCAATTCCGCCATACCGACTGGCGACTCAAGTAGGATTCGAACCTACGACCGACTGCTTAGAAGGCAGTTGCTCTATCCAGCTGAGCTATTGAGTCATGAGGATAGTTTACACTATCCATGGTGTAGTGTCAAGACCACACCAGTTTTTTGTGATAATCGTAAGCATAAAGTTGACGATTACCTTTGATACCCCACCCCAACCAATAGTATGCTGGGACCATATACTGAGAAACTGTTTTACCACGACCTTCAAACTCAGGAAGGTAGCGTTGGAAGACGTTCTCATTAATCATGTAACGAGTTTGACCTTCCAAACTGCTTGGGTCACATCCATATTTAGTACAGAACTTACCAAGATTATTATAACGATTTATGCTGGTCCACTGAATAATACCATAACCCCCGCTATAGCAACGATCGTAAGGAACTCTAGCCCCTCCCTCGCATATGTTGGGAATGAACTTGCTTTCCTGTTTAATGTTACCCATGATCGTAGCAAGAGCATTACGATCTGAGATCTTGGTGTGTTCTTGGAGTTGTTCGAGGACATATTGTTCGTTAGGTGTGCAATCCTCACACTTCCATGAAGCTTCGTAGGGAATTACAGGCAGAGGTTGAACCTCTGGGAAAGTAACTTCCCCCTCAAACTGTGGACCAGTAAGACCCACAGCAAGAGCAGTACCAACAATCAAAAATTTAGCAATCAAAGTAGTCTTTCCTGTAATAGCGTCCGAGGATGTTCGAATTATAGTACGCAGGCGTCCCATCTGTCAAGCGTTCAGTCAGGACATTATGAAGGAAGAGCTGGCGGGTCTCCTCATAGTTGACACGCCCAGGGGTCTTGTGGAGGGAGAGGATCTCTCTAGTAAAAGATTCCCGTCCATACCGTTTAACATCTGCCTTAAGTTCGTCAGAACTTCCATAGTAGTTCTTCCAGTTGCTTTCAGAAGTAACTCTTCGCCGTCTGGTAGTACTATTAGTATTTCTAGGCTTTCGTTTTTGCCAGAAATATTTTCTTCCGATGTACGAACGGTTGGTGGTGCTACAGGTAATCTTGTAAACAAAACCATAGTTGTCCCCAATAAGGCTCCCGTCAAAAGGGGTGCCCATATATTGCCAGGGATTTGAATACTCTTTATCCTTTGCCACATACTCATAACTATCTCTCCTTATTTATTTGTTGCCAGATGTAGACTCCATCGTTCCAATCCCCTTCCCATGGATCAGGAAACGGATTTTCAGGGCTTGAAGATGCCACGCTTGCGCTAGACTCTTCGGTCCCTCTCCCAGAAGGTTCACTTCTTTCTGGGAGAGTTCGAACGTCGGGTCTGCTAGTGCTTTTTGTCTCCAGTTTTCCATCAAAGTTGGAAACCAGCGAAAGTATCTTTTTTAACATCCTGTTTAATGCTCCCGATTAGGTATGATTCGACCTCTGTTTCTTGAGGAGCGACTTGCATACCCTTGGAAGACAACCAGTGCTCAGTCCAAGGAAGTGGGTTGTTAGATACTGGTGTGTCAAAGATTGCCTTTAGTCCGATAGACTTCAGGCGACGATTGGCAGTCCATTCAACATACTTAGAGAGCAACTTATCGTTCAAACCGATGATAGAACCATCCTTGAACAGATATTCTGCCCACAACTTCTCTTCTTCCACACACTGACGGAACATGTCATAGACATTTTCCTCTTCTTCCTTGGCGATCTGAACCATCTCTGGATCATCGCCCTCCTTCCACTTATTTAGGATGTTCTGGGTGATCGTCATGTGTTGACTTTCATCTCTGGCAATGAGTCCGATGATCTTGGCAGATCCCTCCAAGAGTTTAAGTTCGCCAAAGGCAAAAGAGCAAGCAAACGAGACGTAAAATCTAATCCCTTCAAGGATGTAGACATTAGCAACCGCTCTGTATAGTTTTCTCTTTAGTTCATTGAGTTCCCACTTAGCGTTATCGACACCCTCTAAAGCATGTTCCCACTGATTACCAGCACCCCACTCTTGTGCTGCTCGTAGGAAATCATCATAAGCATGAGTAACAGACTTTGCCCGTGAAAGGATCTTCTCGTCGTCTAGGATCTTGTCAAAGACATCAGAGGGATCAGCATACACATTCTTGATGATGTGGGTGTAGGAGCGACTGTGGACCATCTCCATGGTCTGCCAGATATTCATGGCACCCTCAAGCTCAGGTAGTGAGCAGTATGGCATAAAAGCCATCCCAGGACCACGCCCTTGTACACTGTCAAGGAGAATTTGATACTTAAGATTTGACGTGAAAATGTGTTTCTGAGCATCATTTAGAACTTGGTAATCAGCACGATCTTTCTGAAGAGATACTTCCTCAGGACGCCAGAAGTATCCAAGTTGCTGCTGCGTCAGTTTATCAAACACAGGATACTTGAACTTATCGTATCTCTGAACCCCCAGAGGGGGTCCAAAGAACATCTTCTGTTTTGTGCTGTCCAACTGGGTGGTGTTGAACACTGTCATCCCCTCTACCTTACTACGCATTGGTTCACTCGTTCTAAATTTTGCAGCTGTCACAATCTTCCTCCTCGGTCTCTAAAATTTGGTTGAGTAAATCTTCAATTGATTCTTTTCTTTCTTCTGTTAGTTGTGGTTCATCACTCTTGATATCATATGTGTTCTGATAATAAGAAGTCTTCCAACCATACTTGTAGGTCTTCAGAAGATCGCCTGCCATGACAGAAACGGGAACCTCATTGTTGTCATAGTTCTCTGGATTATAACTCCAGTTGCCAGAAATTGCCTGGTCGAAGAACTTCTGCATCGCAGCGACAACTTTGATATAACCATCGTTGTCCTTCATGTCCCAGAGAAGAGTGTAGTTATTCTTGAGACTACCATACTGAGGAACGATTTGCTTGAGTGGTCCCTTCTTTGACTTTTTAACGGACATGTATGCTCTAGGAGGCTCGATTCCGTTTGTGGCATTTGACACAACGGAACTGCTCTCTGAAGGCATTTGTGCGGACAGTGTTGAGTGCCGTAGTCCGTGCGTGGTGATAGATACTCTAAGACTTTCCCAATCATAGTTCAGTTCTGTTCCACAGAACTCATCGATGTCACGCTTGTAAGTGTCGATAGGGAGGATACCGTCAGCATACTTGGTGCGAGGGAAGTATTCACACGCACCTTTTTCCTGGGCGACTGCGTTACTGGATTTGAGTAGATAGAACTGGAAAGCTTCAGACAAGTCGTGGACGAGTTTCCATGCTCGTGGATCGTCATAGTGTTCTCCTTGCTTGGCGAGATAGTGTGCTAGTCCGATATAACCAATGCCGAGAGAACGGCGAGCAAGAGTGCTAATCCTTGCTGCTTCCACAGGATAATCTTGATAGTCAATCAGTTCCTCTAGACCACGGACTGCTAGGTCACAGAGGTTTTCTAGGTCATCAAGTTTGTTGATCTTACCAACATTGATAGCAGAGAGAATACACAGAGCAATCTCACCTTCGCCATCAATATGCTGGAGAGGAGTGGTGGGAAGTGTAATCTCCTGACAGAGATTAGACATGTTCACCTTGTCTTTGAATGAGGAGTGCTCATTGCAGTGGTCGATGTTCATGATATAAACACGACCTGTCTCTGCTCTCTCCTTCAGGAGGTCCAGAATAAGTTCTTGACCGCCAATAGATCGTCTTGGAATGTCTGAATTAGATTCGTAAGAGCGATATAGGTCGTCAAATCCAGGAGTGCCAAAAGCATCATACAGACCAGGAACGTCGTGTGGACTGAAGAGGGAGATTTCTTCGTTGTTGATGAAACGCTCATAGAACAGCTTGCTGATTTGAATGGAGTAATCTAGTTTACGAACTCGGTTATCTTCTGTGCCTTTGTTGTTCTTGAGGACTAGAATGTCTTCGATTTCTTGGTGCCAGATTGGGAAGTGGACAGTCGCTGATCCACCTCTGATGCCATTCTGAGTGCAGCATCTGACAGTTGCTTCAAACTTTTTGAGGAAAGGGACAACGCCTGTGTGCTGAACTTCTCCGCCTCTGATTTTGCTGTTGATGCCACGGATGCGACCTGCGTTGATACCGATGCCCGCCCTTTGTGCAACGTATCTGCCAATAGCCATATCACTAGTAAAGATACTATCGAGGGTGTCATCGCTGTCAACAAGCACACAGCTAGCAAATTGTCGAAGTGGAGTTCGCACTCCCGCCATGATAGGTGTGGGAATGTTGATTTTGTGCTTGCTGATTGCGTTGTAGTATCGTCGGACATACTCCAGTCTCGTTTCCTTAGGATAGTTTTGAAAGAGAGTTACTGCAATCATCATATACATGTACTGAGGAGTCTCGTACATCTCACCATTGCTACGATCCTGAACCAAATACTTATCTACTACCTGACGCAAACCTGCATAGGTAAATAGCATATCTCGCTCATGGTCAATCCAAGAATTGATCTTGGTCCACTCTTCGTATGTATACTTATCGATAATTTCACTATCATATACCTTCTTCTCAACACAACTGTAACAATGATCGAGAATAGAAGGATGACCGTTCACCCACTCTGGTCCAAATACTTGCTTGCGAACTGCGAACAGCAGCAGGCGAGCAGCAACGAATTGATAGTTGGGGGTGTCCAGACTGATAAGATCGCTAGCAGAACGCACCAGGATCTCCTGAATGTCCTTTGTTTCGATCCCGTCGAAGAACTGGAGACCCGAGTTCATTTCGACCTGTGAGGCGCTCACACCGCCCCCTAGACCCTCACAAGCTTCCTCAACCATCTTGTGGATCTTGTCGAGGTTTAGCGCCTCTACAGCGCCGCTACGCTTCTTTACTTTGATACCGTGCCCGTTTGTCATACTTTCTTCCAGTCGTTAAATTTGAGGGTTGCTTCTAATCCACTGTAGACGTTAGAGTCTACTACATCTTGAACGTTATGTCCAGCAAGGACCATATCATTGATGTCCTTTTGTTGTATTTTCTTTGGCCAAATGACTACCTTATCTCCTCGGTCAATGACTTTGGAGATTCGGGCGACGATCTCTCTGTTGCGTGGTTCATTATCAAATATCCAAATATAATTGCTCCAACCAAACGTCCGAACATCAGCGTCGGACCCAGCCATAGCAACAGAGTTTTCAAGAAAGGTCGCATCAAATGGTCCTTCAACAATATAAACAGGTTTATCGTTTTTGATTCTATCCAGTCCAAAGATCTTGGGTTGTTCCTCGTCCAGCATGATCGTGATGTATCTTAGTTTTGCCTTAGGGGCTAGCGATCTGCCTTGGTATCCAAAGAGGTTACCTTCTTTGTCTCGGAATGGGATAATAATACGGG